GCATTAACTTTAGTAGAACTTCGTCCAGAATGGGACGTACAACAAGAGGACAACTAAACAATGGTTAATCACAAGCATTCTTCACAAGCGGCAGTCGGGGCAGCGATTGGTGAGAAGGTTCTTCGGGACAACGGTTCTGGAGCTATAGCTTTCTCGTATACCGCAACATCGCAGACTAAAGTTTTAAACGTAAGGCTAGGAGCTACTTCAGCACCTAGCTCAGCCGGTAGCTTAGTCATGACAGTAAGCAGTCCGACTCAGGGTGCAGAGTTTGCTTGTACCGTTCTTTCTTTGGACATGGTTAGTAACACTAGCATCTCTTACACTGAACCAGTGTACTTGAATCCAAATGATGTACTGACTATCTCTTACGCTAACACTGACTCAGTGACTTACGGATTGACTGTAGTTTACGCAGACTTAGGAGTTAACTAACATGGGACTATATATCAACGGAGTTAACCACGCAGTTAACCAAGAAGGCGTTCCAGTTGAAAACGTTGGCGACACGCTCAAGCACTTCGTATACGACCCCGTAAGTCAAAAGTTGGTTGCGGATAGAGCTATCGAAACTACTCTTAACTCTCTGTTTCTCGGAGAGCAACATAAGATGAGTTCGGGTGCTGAGAACATCTTCTTCACAAACATGAGTAGTGACATCAACTTCTTCCCAATGTGGGGAGGCTTGAAAGACCAGTCACTAACAGCTAACCAAGGAGCTTCTGGCTTCATCCCACCTAGCGGTCGCGTTTATACTGATATGTTTTCGCTCTCTCTAGGTGGAAGTCCAAACCCAACCACAGCGGTCGGGTACTCTGGGCCTAACTACTTTGCAGTCAACATTGCTGGTCTCGGTATTACTACCGTAGCCGCTGAGCAGGTTGATATGGACACACGCCTCGAATACAGGCTGTCCGTTAATGGTCGTCAGGTATACAAGCAGGTTCTTAGCAGAACTGATGTAATCTACCCTAGCGACCAGGTTGAGTGGTTCTTTGACCACCCAGTCGAGATTCACGCAGGCACTACTATCTTCGCCGAAATCATTAAGGTTCGAGAATCTGATGACTCTAACATGGGAATCTTCCAAGTTCGCCAAGGCGACACAGCAGACCCAAGCACTGGACTTCTTCGATACCAAGCTATTGTCCATAACAGATTATTCGAAGATAAAGACCTCGAACTAATTAGCCCCTACCTTAAATATCAGGCTATGGATTTTGGAGTTGACACAACCGGCTCTTCTATATTCTTGCGAGACTTAACACTTGGTTCTGAAAGCTCTTTAGCGGCACACGGAATCAATACTATCGAAGCTGTAGCCAACGGAGCTAACATTAAGGTTAAGCTCAAGAACGGCCAGAAGGTACTCATCGAGAGTCTTCCTGTCAGCGGTGCGAGCATAGATGGCACTTCTGTTAACTCAGTCCTTAACCAAGCGGTATCTGAGCTTAACGACCTATTCACTAATGGTCTTAGCTTTGCCTCTCAAGGCAACCCAGTTACCGGATTCGCATTGAGTGGCGATGACTTGACTCTAACTCTTCAGGACTCCACTTCGTACACTGTTGACGTAACTACTCTTGGAGTAGACGAAAACAAGTTCGTACAAAGTGCAGCACTATCTGGCACTGACCTAGAGCTTACAATGAATGACGCAACAGTAATCACTGTTGACGCTTCTAGCTTAGCGATTGACACAGACGTGACTGTATCTAGCGGAGTGGTTAGTGGTACAGACATTGTACTAACCATGAGTGATTCTTCTACTATTACCATCGACGCTTCTAGCTTAGATACTGGTAGTAGCACTCAGGTTGCTAGTGGTGCTGTAGTGGGGAACAACTTAGTTCTTACTATGAGCGATTCCACAACGGTTACTATTGACGCTTCGAACATGGTGAACGGTTCTAACCTCCCATCTTCGTCTGCTAACTGGTACATAACTTATGGTGCAGACGCTGGAGATTTAATCACTACGCCTACCATAGTCAACTCTTATAAAGACAAGCAGCCGTTCTACTACGGCAACACTCTTGAGAAGGGTACAGAGTTCACTTGGACTCACAACAACAATGGCACCTACATTCTAGGTATCTACTCTGGTGCGGCTTCAACGCAGTCAGAACTGAACATAACCTACAACTCTAATTGGTCTACTAACTTTAAGTTTTCTAGGCCAGAGGGTACTGTAAAAGAAGCTTCGTTCGGGGTGGATGTCGCTTCTCGATACTCTTCAGGATACTCGATAACGACCAACACGGTCTTCGCACTTCGATATAGCCACGACAATTACTTGAATCTTTTTGACATAAGTAATGGTGGTGAGGTATTGATTGGACGCAGTAACACGGCATTAGCGGGTGACTCGATAACTATCTCAATGGGTGGCGAAAACCAGCCTAACGCTACGTTCCCCGTTATCACCAAACGACAAGAGATGTGGACAATCGTTCACGACTTTGACAACTCTGAAAACGGCATCATAGATGGTATCGAAGACCACACAGTCATTCGAAGTAACCTTTCTATCGAACCTAATCAGAAGATTATGCTTAACCTCAGCATGATGGGGCGAAGTAACTACTTCGGTCTTAACTACCAAGGTGCTTCTTCTGGTAACAATCAAGCTGAGACGCAGATAGATAACATATTCATGTATGGTACAGGCGAACAGCTACTACCTACAGGTACATCAGAGTGGACACTAAACTCAAGTGCCTCGAATTTCGAATCGTCTTCTACTGGGTGGCGTAAAGGTTCCGGCATACCTGCTGGGATGCTTTCTGTACGATACTTGTCAAATAACACTGTTGAGTTGTGGTCAGAGGACGAGGGCGAGCTTATTATGTCCTGCAATGAAACGCAAGACGGCAACCCTATCAGTCTTTACTTTGGAGTTAGAGAGACTACAAACTTTAACACTTATATCCCGACTGTATCGAAGCAGACTATTGGTCAAGGGACACAACCCCTTATCACTTTCGCACCTAACGTAGCTGACCAGTCTTTCGATGTTACTGAAGCAGATTCCTTAAATGCTCAGATAGTATCGACTGATTACATCGTCAACCAATGGGTAGAAACAGATGCTCCTAGTTGGGTTACACTCAACCAGAACACTGGCGTTCTAACTGGTACTGCTCCAGCATACACAGGAACGGCTGCTGACACCATCGTAATTAACTGCAAAGCAGCTAACGCTGTTGGTGGTACGGTTAACTTCCAAGTTACACTTAACGTGCAAGAGATAACCTACACTAATACTAAGTCTCTTAAATTTGCTGACTCTGTTAACTCTTACCTTGGCGGTAACGCAGCCTTGGTTAGTTCATTAGAACGTTCCAGCAACGGCTCAGGTTCTTCTGATGCTTGGACTGTAGCGTTTTGGTACAAGAGGACTAACGTGTCCCAATCAGGTCAGACTTTGTTCTACTTCGGTAATAACGATACTGTTAACAATGGCTTCATCGAGTTGAAGCAGACTGTTGACGGAAGGATAAGATTGCGTTATGGAAGTAACGTGAACCACATCCAAGTACAAAGCGTGGACGGTACTTTGACTACTAACGTCTGGACTCAGATTGTAGTAACCTATGACGGCGGCACAACTGGTGCAAGCCAATCAGACTTGAGTGACTACTACAGTAGGTTCAAGATTTACTCTAACGGCTCTTTGATGAGCGTCACTAACAGTCACAACAACTACGGCTACACAGGCAGTATTGTTGGACAGAACTACAGATTTGGTAGATTAGTTTCAGGTAACTATCCTAAAGACGGCTTACTAAACCAGTTAGCAATCTGGGGCAGCGACCAATCTTCGAACATATCTACCCTGTATAATAGCGGTGCTACTCAGGACTTGAGCCTTTTGGCTTCACCTCCTGCACACTATTACGAGATTGAGTCTTCAACGACTTTGGTATCTGACTTAATTGGCACTGCCCACCTAGTCGGATACAACTTTGCATCGTCCGACCTTGTGACAGACGCACCGTAACTATAACTTTTCGCAGCCTGCTCTTTTGCGGGTGGGCTGCTTCTTTTATAAGGAGCCAATTATGGCACAATATGTTAATGCGGCTGCGGCTCCTGATAGAGCTTTAACTGCTGTACTTCTAAACGATGCGTATGCTGTTGTAGCTACGGCTTCTTCTGTTGACGAAGTCTCTATAGCTGCTGTATCGGACAAGACAGGCTTGTACCAAGCGACCTTCGGAACTACTAACCTATCTGGTGGATACAGGCTAGTCATCGTCGATAACCTAACTGGCTTCGGAATCGCTTCTTATGAAGCACACTTCTCTGGAACCAATGAAGAGGTTATCAACGCTAGTGAGTATCACGCTGCTGGTTCTACCGACGAGAAGCTCACTACAATCCTATCTAAGATTACACCACTCACAACTGTATTCTCAGCTCAGCCGGATTCCTCATCGCTCTCTATTATACGAGGCGACAACTTTGATGGAATCTCATGGCCTAAGCTGGTATTCGACGCTGGCAAAGACTTGTCTGGCGTAACTGATATAAACTTCACTATCCGAGACATGAATCAGAACCTTCTAATCAGCACTGCTGACGCTGGAGTATCTGCTGCTGTCGTAGGAACCACAGTCGAAGTCACACTCCTTAACTCCTCCACATCACTTCTCCCAGTTGGTGAATCCCTTTTCGATTGCGAAGTAATTTTCACTGACTCACACCAGACGATAGCCAGAGGCTGCGTCGATACTAATCAGGATATTTCACTATGACTAAGCGAATGTTTTTAGCTTTCTGTCTTGGCTTTTGTGCCGTTTCAGCAGTCTCCGCAGACTTCAGCACCAACGTGAGTCAACGTATAGTTACTGAAGGTAAGTTCTATAAGAAGGACTATGCCGCTGCTGCTAAGAACAGTCGCGAGACTGGCCGAAAGCTAGTCGTACTGATTTCAGCTTCTTGGTGCGGGCCATGTAAGCAACTTAAAAGTGATATAACTAAAGCTGCTGCTAATGGCAACTTACCTAAAGATTGCAACATTGTGGTAGTAGAATATAATTCAGAAGTTGGCAAGAAGTTGTCAGTTTCTAGCAGCATCCCACAGCTCATACGGTTCGAGAAGAAAGCCGATGGGAAGTGGTACAAGAATGCTAACATCGGGTATCTGTCACCAAATAAATTTAAGGAGTTCTGTAATGGCGAAAAGTAAGGCTGAGTTAAAACTTGCCATAGACAACTTAGAGACGATACCCAATTCTGGGGCATCTACGGTATCTGTTGACGGTGAAACTACTGTCTTCGACCTAGACTCAGCTCGTGAGCGTCTTCGAGACCTACAGGCTGAACTAAGAGAACTTGAGGGGAGACCAGCTCGTCGACCTCTATTCAATAGAATTAACTTGAGATAGGAGAGACAAATGGACGACTGGCTTTCAGAGTCTCAGGATGAATACTCCAGAGGCATAACAAACTTTTCTTACGATGCAGTGCAAGACACTGGACGCAGGAAGAGCCCACGCAGAACTATCCGTTCTGAAGATGGTAACCTAAAGAAGAACGACAGGAAAATCTTACAGGCCACAACCAGAGACATGCGAAGAAACTTCGTAATGACTCGCTGGGCTATTGCTAAGCATCTTGACTTCGTTTGTGACCATACCTTCCAAGCCAACACTGGCGACGAAGCATTCGACAAGACTTTAGATGAGTTTGTCGCAATGGCTTCTAAGAAGGAGAACTTTGACGTATCTGGTCGATACAACCTAAACCGCTATGCTAGACTTGCTGAAGCTGCTCGACTCGTCGACGGCGACATGCTAAGCATCCGAGTTCGCGGTGGATACCTTCAGGCTATTGAGTCTGACAAGGTGCGGAACATGGAAGGCTCGACTTACAGCTATGTCGACCCAGACAATCCTGAGATGTTCAACTGGGTTCATGGAGTTAAAATCAACAAGGTTGGAAAGCCTTTGATGTACTCTATCCACTCACGGCAGGAAACACAATACGTGTTCGAGAAGAATGTCTCAGCAGCTAAAGTCATCCCTCTTGGCTTCTATGACCGCTTTGACCAAGTTCGTGGCGTTAGCCCGCTAGCTGCGGCTATCGACACTCTAAAGGACTTACATGAGTCTTATGACTATGCGCTTGCTAAGTCTAAAGTGGCTCAGTTGTTCGCTATGGCTGTCACACGCAATGCTGACCTAGGCTTCCAAGCTGATGGTGGCGTAGATGCTTCAGATGCTAATGCTGGACCACGAGACGTATCCTTCGACAAGGGCCCACAGATTTTGGACCTAGACGAAGGCGAAGATGCTAAGTTCCTCTCGACTAATACTCCTGAGGCTGACACACAGGCATTCTGGCAGCACATGAGCAGCCTAGTGCTTAAGTCACTTGGCATACCCTACTCATTCTGGGAAGAGAACCACACCAACTTCTTTGGCAGTCGTTCAGCTCTCATCCTCTACCTACGCTCAGTAGAGCCATGGCGGGAAGACCAAGTAGACTTTAGGAACCAGTGGCTTAGCTGGCGTCTTAAGGTTGGTCAGCTCAAGGGTGAGATTCAGCTACCAGCTTCCTTCGATATTGATAAGGGACCTTGGACATGGACACCTAGGGGAATCGAGTATTGGAATCCTCAACAGGAAGTCAATGCTGACATCTTAGCTATTGAGAATAAACTACGTTCTCGCACTGAGATTCGCAAAGAGCGATACGGGGACGATTGGGAAACAGTCGTTAGAACCCTTGCTCGCGAAGAGAAGGTCTGCGAAGAGCTAGGACTTATATCACACGAACCTCAACAAGAAGAGGACAACAATGACAAAGACTATTGAGCGAGAGCCAACTCTATTCAGAGGCGGCATTTCGACAAACCCCCAGTGGGTTCCTGAAGTCTCTAAGACTGGTGGAAACTTTAACGCTGGGTACATCAAGAACTTCGCAGTCATCACGACTGGTGAAGCTCTCGGCCATCAGGCTTGGGTAGATGACCAGTTCATCGAACAAGTAGGAACTGAGTTGGCAAAGAAGAAGAAAGGAGTTGTATCTCGATACACTCATCCTAGCCAGAGTGCTGATGGACTTAGTCGCGGCTTAGGCCGTGTTGAGTTCCGTAGCTCAGGCGACGGCAAAGTACGTGGAGACCTCCACTTCTACAAGTCTGCTCATAAGTCACCTGATGGTGACCTAGCTGGCTTCCTTCTCGAACTAGCTGCTGAAGACCCTGAGTCCTTCGGCGCTTCGATTGCGTTCTCACGCGACATTGAAGCTGAGCAAGAGTTCGCTGAAGCTAATCCTTCATCACCTGATGCTAGGAATGTTAATAACTATCCACACGTCCGACTTGGCGAACTTCGCTTCGTTGACATTGTAGACCAGCCTGCCGCTAACCCCGATGGACTGTTCCACAAGGATAAGACGTTCGAAGCTGCTAACCAGCTAATCGCTTACGCATTCGGACTATCTAAAGATAAACCTACTGAGCAAGTTTTTGGTGTCGATGCAGACAGGCTTGCCCAATTCACATCACGTTTCCTATCCACACAAGGACTAGAACTTATGAAGATTAATTTTGCCGAAGGGCAAGAGCCAATCGAAGAAGCCCCTGTTGTAGAAGAAGCTCCTGTTGTCGAAGAAGCTCCTGTCGAAGAAGCTCCTATCGTCGAAGAAGCTCCTGTTGAAGAAGCTCCTGTTGAAGAGATTCAAGAAGAGCAAGTCGAAGAAGTCATCGAAGAAGCTGTCGAAGAAGTCATCGAAGAAGCTCCTGTTGAAGAAGCTGTCGAAGAAGTCATCGAAGAAGCTGTCGAAGAAGTCATCGAAGAAGTCGAAGAAGTTGAAGAAGCTCCTGTTAAAGAAGCTCACGACCCTTCTAAGGCACCATTCAGCTCACCACTCAACGAAGACTACAAAGCTGGACTTCAAGAGTACATCACAGCATTCGGTAAGGACGCTGGAGTTGATTTCTTCCTTGGAGAAGTTAACTTCTCTGAGGCACAAGGCCAGTTCATCGCATCTCAGAGAGAAGAGATTGAGCGATTGCGACAAGAACTATCTGTTGCTCATCAAGAAGAGCCTGCTGCTCTTTCTGTTGGCGACGAAGACGACGTAGTAACAAAAGGCAAGGGTCTTGCTAACAAGATTCGCTTTGCCTAAACCCTAACACTTTCTAGCTCACCTCGTGTTGGTGAGCATCTCACACTTTTTTTATTTTAGGAGCCTTTAAAATGGCAGATGACCTATTAACAATTTCCGACCTCGTATCTGACGCTCTTGACCTTTCTGGCAAAGAGTTGAACGAAGTACGAGCTGCTGCACCTGTAATCTCAATGCTTCCTGCTGTTGAGTCCTCGAACGGACTTTTCCACAAGTACAGCGTTTTGACTCAGTTGCCTTTAGTTGACTTCCGTGGTGAGTACGCTGGACGTGACTTCGACCACTCTGTTGACAGCATCCGAAGCCTTGAGCTTAAGCACCTAGACTTCTCTTGGAACGTCGACGTTGCTGTTGCTCAGGCTTGGAAGAAAGGTGGTAAGGAAGCCCTTATCGCACGCGAAGGACGACGACACGTTATGTCTGCTCTCTTCACACTTGAGACTCAGTTCATCAACGGAACTGTTGGCGGAAAAGCTGGCGGATTCAACGGACTTGCTGACAACGGAAACCTAGACAACCTTGCTGCTGAAATGGTTATCAACGCTGGCGGAACTGGCGGAAGCTCAGTTTACTTGATGCGTGTTAGCGATGCAGAAAACTGCATGGTTTACAAAGGCGAAGGAATGGCAGTTGAGTTGGGTGAGACCCGTATCCAAGACACTTTGGATAGCAACGGCAAGCACTTCCCATCTTTCTACACTCCAGCCGGTAGCTGGTTTGGTGCTCAGTACGGTGCTCTCTACTCGACAGCTCGTATCTGCAACATCGACGCTTCGAACCCATTGACTGACGACTTGATTTTCTCAGCTCTTGAGCGATTCCCTGCTGGAGCTGGTCCTAACGTCATGATTATGACCAAGAAGACCCAAGAGCAACTTCGCAAGTCGCGAACTGCAACCAACGTAATTGGTTCACCTGCTCCTATGGTTGACAACGTAGCTGGTATCCGTATCGTCACAACTGACGCTATCAGCAACAGCGAAAGCGCAATTAGCTAGTGTCTAATCCTGTCAAGCGTGCATTTAACGCTGCTAGGAAAGCACAGAAGTCCATTGGTGGCTCACAGATAACCATCTCGCGAGGTCTTAAGGCTTCCGAGGTGGTTGTCGCCACCGTTGGCACTTCATCTTCTGTTACCTATGAAGACGATGGTACTACGCTATACACTAAGTCAAGAGACTACTACATTGACGTAGCAGACTACATCTTCACTGGTGATGCCCAAACCTCAAGACCTGCTAGGCATGATGTTATAACCGAAGTAGTTGATGGTCAACCATTAACCTTCCAAGTAACAGCCATTGCAGCCGAGGAGCCATATGTCTTTCATGGTGAACAACGAAATGTTTATCGAGTTCATACGAAGGAGATATAATGAGTGCTCTAGCTATACAAATACTGGATGCCGTAAAAGCAAAACTAGAAGAGACGACTTTTGGGACTTGCGTAATCGAACGGCATGTTCTCCCTGAAGTGGAGAAGTCTTCGGACTTAAGAGCTAACCCTAAAATAATCGTCACTATACAAGGCAAAGAGATTAGAGAGTTCGACCGAGTCAATGAAACACTTGACTATAGTATCGGAGTCGCTCTTCACTATCCTTGTACTACAGAAGGCGATTACGACACGGCTATTAAGCTGTGCGAGGACATCCAGAACCATCTGGCTAATCCCAACAATATGCAATTAACTATCACTAACGGAATGGCTTGTTTACTTATGCCATACGAGATGGAAGCTGTCTACGACATTCAAATGTTGCGAGAGGCTAACGTCTTCTTCTCCGTTACTGATTTCACTTACACCCACAAACGTAAAAGGACAACCCTATGAGTTGTGAACTAGGCTTAGACGCCAAATTTTACTACGAAGCTTCTCTAGAAGCCGGAACTCTTGCTTCCGCTGTCTGGACCGAAGTTGACGTAGCCCGTGACGTTACGACTGACGCATCTGCTGACGAAGCTGATACTTCTGACCGTCGTTCTGTCTTCAAGACAACCTGCCCATCTTTGCTTACTCTTGAGTCTTCGATGACGATGACTTACGAGAACGGCGACACTAAGATTAAAGACTTGCGCGACCAGTTCTTGGCTCGTAAGCCTATTCTTATCGCTGTTATGGACGGACCTATTGCTACAACTGGTAGCGAAGGATTCGTTTTCTGGGCAAACGTATACAGCAACTCTTTCGCTCAGCCTTTGACTGACGGATGCACTGTAGACGTTACTTTCCGCCCAGCAGTTCCTCCAGCAACTGACTCTACAACAAACCCACAGTGGTACGTTGTTAGCTAGTTCTTTGTGAACTACTTTGATAGCCCATCACAGTGGTGGGCTATCTTTTTCCTTTAACGGAGATACTAATATGATTCCAGAAGCATTACTACGAATGCAGCCTCACACAATCGTCGTACTCAATAAAGAGTTGGCGGAGGCAATTGGTTTCCCACGGCGAGTAGCTGTTAGAGACCTACAAGATTATGTAGCTAAGCAAGCTGAAGTGATTGAAGTCGAGCAAGACGAAGTCATGGAAGTTATCGAGGAAGACCTTACAGAATTTTAACTTTGAATCGGGGAGATTCCAAATGAGCGATTTACCAAAGAACACTTTTGTTGACTCTAAAGACCGACATTGGTCTCTTGTCATCACAGTTCTAGAGTACCAGAAGATGAAGCAGGAGCTAGGCATAGACATTGGAAATATCTTCCATGACGAAAGCTGGCTTCAGAAACTAGTGGCTATGGAAGACGTCACATTCTTTCTACAGTTGATTGGCATACTAACAGACAAAGAGCGCGAGCGAGAAGGTATCTCAATGGAAGACTTCTATGAAGGCTTCGATGGCGATACAATGCAAAGCTCGGCTGAAGCTCTAGTGGAGGCCATCATAAATTTTTCACATCCCAGTCGCAGAGAAGCACTTCGCAACTTAGTGGACGCGACGAACGAGGGACTGAACGAGCTGGGGAGAGTGGTAGCGGAGCAGACTCTTCGGAACAAGGAGGAGATGATGGCTCAGATGGAACCGGCGATTCAGAAGGAGATGGAAGGCAACTAAGCCCTCAACAGGTCGAGGAGTTTATATTCAAAGCTGCTGGGGCCGTAGGCGTAGAGCCTTGGTCCTTTCAGTTTTGGCAACTACTTCTCATGCGGGAGGGTGCAGAGCGTGAAAGATGGGAACGTCTCTCGTTCCAGCTCTTAACACTTTCTAAGTTTGTTGGCAGTAAGGATACTAAGCAGGAGCACTTCGATAAGTTCTCCGTGATAGATAAGCCGCAGAAAGCTAAGAAGGTAGAAACTAAGTCTGCAATGCGTAGTCTTAAACACTTATTCCCACAGAAGTAGGAGATGACATGCTGTCTAGTCTAATGAAGAAACCAAACATGATGCCAAGAGGTGTCAAGGTTTCAATATCAATAACCATGCCTTCTTATACAGGCGTAGGTAGACGGATGGCTCTGTCAAATCGCAGTATCAGGCAATGGAGCGACGGTCTCTCAAGAGGTGAAGTTCGGGAAGCCCGAAAGTACCTCAGAGGGGCCGCCGCTTATTGTCGTACTGTAATGAGACGAGGGTTCAAGAAAGGTTCTGTTAAGAAGAAGCCTTCTAGATTCTCAGGCAGGAATGCTCAGAGAGGAGTGACCTCAACAATGAGGACTCGCTCTAAGCCACCAAAAGCTCCCCACTACCACACGAAGGGTAGACAATGGGGTATCAGGACGATTGTCTTTACTAAGCTAGACCCAGACACATACGCAATCGGACCTAAACAATTCAAATCAAAAGGTTCTAAGAATAGTCGATTCAACATCCCTGAGATGCTTGAGTTTGGCGGAACCGGAAAAGTAAAAACATTATCAACAGACCGCACCGCTGAAGTACAAAGCGTGTGGAGCAGAATCACTGGGAATGGCGGTAAGTACCCAACCCAATGGTCATCTGCTAGGTACGTTGCTCGACCTTATGCGAGCATCACAGTTAAGCCAACATTGAAGAAATTCAATCGAATATACGGGAGATAGGCTATGCCTAGAGCTAAGTCAAGAGTCGACGTAATACTGTCCCTTAAAAACAACATGGCCGGAGGTCTATCAAAAGCCACACTAAGCCTAAACAAATTGTCTAGTTCTGCTAAGAAGTTCGGCATGATTGGCGCCGCAGCTACTGGGGTCTTTGCCCTTGGTATGGGTAAGATTATGCAGGAGACAGCCAAACTCGACGATGCTCTCCGGAACCTATCCGCTAAGCTAGGCGAAAACTTTAATGGCAAGGAGTTCAAGGCACTTGAAAAAGAGATTCGTCACCTAGGAAGTACCACTACATTTACAACTAAGCAGGTAGCTGACCTAGCTACTGTTTTAGCTCAAGGTGGTAAGAACGTAAATGAAGTTAGACTCATAACTAAAGAGTTCCTTCACCTCTCTCGTGCTATGTCTGAGGACACAGCCGATGCAGCCAGAATCGCTCAGTCAGCTATGGACGGATTCGGCTTGAGTATAACAGACGCTAAGAGAGCCGCTGACGTACTAGCCTATACAGTTAACAACTCCAACCAAAACCTAATCGACCTCGGTGAAGCTAATAACTATGTAGCCACAACAGCTCGTGATGCAGGCATGTCGATTGAGCGTGTATCAGCTATGTTGGCTGTCATGGCTAACAACGGTATTCGCGGTTCTCGTGCTGGTGTTCAGCTTAGAGCTGCATTCCTTCAGCTATCTACTAGAGGTAAGGAAGTTGCTGAAGCATTAGACATTGACCTAGTAGACTCTTCTGGAAAGTTTAGAGACTTCGGCGAGGTTCTAGTTGAGTTCCGTAAAGCTACTGAGGACATGACTGATGTTAGAAAGTTCGAGGTATTCAAGAAGGCGTTCGGAAAGGTTGGTATCTCAGCGGCCCTTATCCTAGGTCGTACCAAGAAAGAGCTAGACGAATTCACTAAGGAGCTAAACGAATCTTTTGGCATGGCCGAAGAAGCCTCTAAAGACATGGACGCTGGTATCGGTGGTGCATTCAGGTACCTATACGCTGCTGCGGAAGAATTCTGGTTAGCCCTTGGAAATGAGTTTGCGCCGCAAGTCAAAAAGCTAGCCGATGAGATAAAGAAACTGATTACGTCAGCTAAACTCGCTGGATTTGTAACCAAGATAAGAGATGGTATAAACAATCTATTGCCAAAGCTCGTCAAACTTACTGCCATACTGCTTACTGTCGGCCACGGATTGTCCGTGATGGCTACAGGCTTAGCCGCAGCTCTACTCGGCGTCAATGCCGTAGCCGCTAGCGTAACTACCTTAGGAGCAACCGCAGGGTTCGCTACTAAGGGAATACAGAAGCTAGGCAGGACTATACAAACTGTACAGACACTCGGCAACAACAGCTTATCTAAGAAGCTAACTGAGGGTATGACTAAAGGCTACGATGGCGTAACAAAGGCTATCGGAAAAACTTCTGCTGCAACTAGAAAACTGATTAAGCACCAGATGACCTCAGGTGCGGTACATAAGAGAGCAGCTAGTATAGCCAAAGCTAGAGTTAAGAACGAAGCAGCCGCTGCCCTTAAGATGATGAAGATGAACAATCTTCGTAGCTCAGTTAAAGCTGCTAACGCTAAGTTTGGAACTAATATAACAGCTAGACAAGTTGCTGCGATACCTAACATGCTTAGGACTGGGCAGCGAACTGGCACTAGAGTACCGACTAGCGTTGGTGGTTCCTTCGGACAGAAGTTCGTCACAGACAAGTTCACTGGAGCTAAGAGACTAGTTAGCTCAACAGGCGGCATACCTAATCTGGCAGCAACAAACCTTGGTGGAGTTGCTAGGGCTACAGACAAAACTCCAGCGGCTTTAGCTCAAGCTAGAAGTGCCTTCCAAGGTAAGAACTTCCTAGGTGGTAAAGCTCTTCAAGCTCAGTCTCTCGTTAAGAGCAATGCTCTAGTCGATGCTGGCAAGAAGATGGGTAGTACTTTAGTCAAGAACGTAAATACAGCAGTATCTACCGGAATAAAGAGCACTCCTAGAGTTCTCGCGGCTGGGTTGAAGAATTCTTTCAATGTCGCCAAGATTTACAAGGGACTGCTTAGCGTCGGACCACAAGTCATAGCTATGACTTTGGTCGAAGGTGTCTTAGTAGGTGTCACTGGCTCTGAAGCTCAAGCAAGTTACAACTTGATGAGCGATTTCATGTCCGGTGCAATCTTCACTGGACTAGCTAAGGGTATGAAGGCTGGTGGAGCACATATCGCAAGTGGCCTTAAAGAGGCTTTTGAGTTTGCTCAAAATGGCGAATGGACGGAGGCATGGGAGTCTATAAAGCTATCTATCTCTTTAGGATTCCGAGAGATGATGGACAACATGAGCGAAGGAGTTAAAGGCTTCGTAACGGCTCTGAACAACTTCAAGAGTGGCTCATTCGTCACATTCCTTCGAACAATATTCAGAGGCTTCACGACACTAGCTAGTGTCATAGGTGACACAATTGACGGTATCGTCTATATCTCTACTCTAGGCTTTGTCAAGAATGCAACTGGTGCGGACATATTCCAGCACCTTGATGACATGACCGAGTACGATAGGCAGCTACAGAAACAGAAGGGCACCGGATTCTTCCATTCAAACGAGAAGGAGTTAGCTGCTCTCAAGAAGGAGAAAGCAGCTAGAGCTGAGTTGCTAGCTCAGGCAAAGGCTAGGACCAAGGCGAAAGAGGATGAAAAAAGTAAAGCCTTGTCTCTAGCTACTAGAGTTAAGAAGCATGAAATGGATATGGAGCGATACCGCCAAGCCATACTATCCAAGAAGAAGAAGAGTCTAGCCGATGCAGCTCAAGCAGAGATTAAGCGTCTCCAAGAAGCTGGTGAAGCTAAGAGACAGGAAGACATAAAGTCAGCTCAGGAGAAGCTAAAACAGCTTGGCATTATTGCTAGGGTTGAAGCTGATGCTGAGTCTGGTCGAGAGTCGGCTAAGTTCTCTCGTATGTCTCAAGCCACTCGTAAGATTA